GACCACCGAGATCTACACTCTTTCCCTACACGACGCTCTTCCGATCTACGTTATAGAGCGCACTCTGCAACGCCTGCTGCATTTGATAGAAGCTCGCCAGCGTCTGAATATCGTCCAGTTCTTCGTAGAAGTCGTTCTCGTCCTCGTCGCCACTGTCGGACTGTGCGGCTTTCGCCGAAACGATCAATGCCAGATCGTTGGCTGGAAATGTGACCACACTCGCTTCGTAAAGTTTTATCTCATTCAAATGACGCACGCCGTCTTTGATCGAATCTTTGATGGATTCAAAGCCGATGGAGAGTCCCTTCACGATGCCGGCTTTGATGCAGTCGTAGGCAATCTTCGCCTGGGGGACGGAGAGCAACAACGACCCCTTGCACCAGAGGCCTTGGCCCCGGTCCTCCAGCGACACTTCACCAATCGGGGTATCCGACTTGTGCTGCCAGAGCAGCGGTCGTGTGGCGCCTTGCTCCTTGAGCGTCTTGGTGTAGCTTCCCGGCTCGACAATATCCTTCGTGCGGTCCACATTCCCGTAGGTCGAGAGCCAGCCTTCAAAGGTGCCCTCTTTGCTGATCTCTTTGATTTCCAGGGACAGTCTTGCCTTGCGATTCATGAATGAATCTCCTTGTGATCTCGTTTGGATGATTGCAGGTGTTGTTTACGCGGCGTTCAGCAGCAGCAGTTCTTCATCTTCCCGGAGTTGTCTCAAGCGTGTGGCGGATTCGATCACGCGCGGGGAACCCGATACCATCACTGTGGCGCAGACGGTGCCGGCATCGTGCTGGACCACCGTGAAGACGCGGGGCTGGCCGAAGGCGACCACTCGGGTGATCGCCATGCCCGTCCGCCGTTCGGTGGATGGGAATACATCCCAGCCGGAATAGACCCCTCGGGTTCGCCGCTCCGGTCTCCAGCCTCCGCCCGGCTGGGTCTTCACCACCTCTTTGATTTCGTAGCCGGCCGTTACCAGCAAGGCGCGGCTGAACAGATAACCGCGCGTGACGAACGGGTGACTCATGCTTGCCGTTGGTGCTCGGTCGGGGTTTGGGTATCGTCAATGGCATAGGTCATGACTTCCGTGGTTTTGTCCAGTCCGTAGACGTGCTGGGTCACGCCGTCGAACTTGAAGTTGCCGAGTAACGCCAGGATCATGTAGAGCAACTGCGCGTTGGTCGGAGGGGCGCCGTCGGCCGCATAGGATTCGGAATCCGACGCGGCCATGCGGGAGGAAATCGCCGCATCCAGAAAGGTGTTCACGGCATCCTGGATCGCGGTGATGTCGGCACTGGTGGGATGGATCGGCAGGCCCGCACCATTCGGCACGAGCTTCACCGCATCGTCATCCGTGTTCGTCGGAGCTACCAAGATTTGGCCTTGAGCGTTGATGGCTTTACCCGATCCGCTGGGCACGAGTTTGATCACGTCGCCGGTGTTGGGATTGACAATACTGAGTTCCACGCCGTTGCCGTACAGGTGAGCTGCCAGAGCGTTCGGTGATTGAATATCGATCGCCGGATTCGAGGCGCTCGTCGCTATCCGTAGCACGATCGCGTTGGAGTCTCCTGCATCCAGATTGAGGACTGCGCCGGCTCCTGTCCCCGTGGCATCCAGTGACATCGTCTTCATCTCCAACTGACCTGCACTTGCACCCGTCGACCCCCCGTTCACGGCTCGCAAGTCTGCCGGAAATTCTCCCGACGCGTGTGTGGACAGTGCCACGCCATCGACTTCCGTGACATTGACGTCTGGGACGGCACCGCTGGCCAAGCGGGACGACACGGCGGCGTCGAGCTTGTCCAGGATCCATTTGCCAATGCTGCCCGCGGTGGTCAATGCGGAGGTCAGCGCATCCCAGATTGCCTGTACTCCCGAGACACTGAGTGCGTATCCCGTCTTGTCGTTGTTGGTCCCCACGGTGACCAGTCCGCTCGACAAACTGACCTGATTGGCTCCAGTTCCGGAGGACACCTTCATGATGTCGCCTGCCTGGGAAGCCGTTTTCGCCGCGTCATAGGCGGAAGTGAGCGCGTAACCCGTCTTGTCGTTGTTGGTGGAGACATTGACGGAAGGTAAGCCGCTCGCGAAGGTGCCTGCCGAGCCGCCGAAGTTGACCACATTCACGCCGATCTGCGCGGAGGAGGTCGAGACCGCCGCCCCCGCGACGTCCACCATATCGCCCTTAATCAGCGCACTCGCCCCGGTCCCTGTGAAGTTGACAGGCTGCGTGGTGCCGATGTTCGCGTTGATGGTGGTCACGCTGGAGGCCGAGACGCCGTTGATTTTCACCGCATCCGCGTTGGTTTCGTTCGTCCACTGCACCATCGCGATGGCAACACCGGCCGTGGAGGACTGCGCAAAACAGGCGACGGTGGAGTAGTTGTTCTCGCTTGCACTGAACGTGACTTTATAGGCGCCTTTGGCATTCGTTGAATCAATCTCTGTGATGGCCGGAGCGCTGGGGGTAAATTCAGTTCCGTCGCCCACGCCGCGGACCGTGATGTTACTGGCATCGCCCGTCTGCGGCGTGCCGTTGATCACATTCCAGGCGTAGATGCAAAAGACGTGCTGCGCGTTCTTAAACGGCATACAATAGAGCGGCCCGCCGAACGCGGTAACGTCCGAGCGGGCCTCGCCACACTTTCACGCGGGAGGCGTGAACAGCATGGGCCGACACATTGTACTCAATGCGGGCGACCGTTTCGCACGACTGATTCTTATCGAAGAAGTCTTCGATCGGTGAATTCTTGAAGGCCCAAGGACTAGCCCATCACTCCCGAGATGCCGAGCGGCATCATGGGCCAGCGTGCTTGGACGGCGCCGATGTCGAGATAGCCCGTCGACAGACCACCCGGAAACACTCCATCAATGCCTGCACTGCGTGCTAACTGTCCGCCTGTACTACTGTTGTTTAGAGAAAAGTCACCTGAACCAGCATTCGTGAAAAACGTAGACGTACCAGTAACAGAGCCGCGCTGGATGATATTGGCGGTAGTCACCACCGTGCCAGAGTTGTTATACGTCGCACAATTAATAATGGACGTTTTACCAGTGCTGGTTGGGTTAAACGCGACGCCAGTATTTCCTTCGGCAATGCAGTTGATATACACGACCTCTGCCCCACCACCCACAGTATGCCTAAACCCATCCCTGCCATTACCATAGGACACACAATTGGAGAACATCACACTGGCGCCGGTGATAAACCCATCTGACGTGCCTGAGTTATTGTAGGCAATACAACGATGAAAGCTACACACGTTGCTGGTGAAAAATCCGGATACAGACCCACTCGATGCGACACAGCCGAACAATTCGGAATTCGCGCCAGTATGGGTAATTCCGGCAGTCCCTCCGGTTGTATTGTTGGCACGGAGATTGATTCCAAGCATAGTTGCAGAAATGTTGATACCGTCGTTCGTACAGTTCAATGCGGTCAACGTATCGAGAGTGAAATCCCGCCGAGCAAGTGAGAAACCACGGATGGATGTCAGAGAGGCTCCATCTGCCATCAAATTACGTACCCAGCCACTTGCAGCTGCAGCGCCAGTTATTGTGAAGAGCGTGGCAGTGCTGATACCACTAGCCAACAACGTTGGCGCGCCAAGCATGTCTCCACGAACAGAGCTATAACCTTCCCATCTGCCTTCACCGCCAACAGCGTCAGATACACAACCGCCTGAAATATTTGTTGATGCGGATGTGATCGTGTACGTACCAGACTTGATAAAAACAGATTGCCCGGCTAGGGCCTTCAAGCTCGCAGTCAATCCAGGCGAAGCAAGAGCACCGCCTAATTTACCTGTCCCTCCGGTACTACCAGCGGTTCCTAGACTAGTGTCAACGGTTGCCGTTGTTCCGCTCGTCGAAGTAACAACAAACCGCCCACCATTAAATCCGCCGCCCGCTTGAATGTTGACGATATTGCCAACCCAGTTTTTACCAATCGTATTCGTTCCATCGGTCAGGTTCGTCGTGGTGGGATTGCCTATAGCCAGAGTGGATGATGCAAACTGTTGTGAATCCCGCTGACTGTAATCAATACCCCAAGTGGCGTTGCCCCCAGGAGTAGCTTGTGTAGCAACTCCAGCGCTTATATTCAAATCCATGGGCATACTGTTTACGTACTTTACTCCAGCACCGATTGCCGCATTCAACGTAGCTTTGTTCGAAGCTACAGACGTAATCTTGTACCACCCCGGAATCCAGTTCGTACCCGACTTGATAAATACCCAGGCTCCTACATCCCCTGCCACGAAGTTATAACTTGCGGAGGAAACAACCGGAGCGGAATTGGTTCCTGTAGTTGTAGCAAGATCAGTCGGAAAACCTGACACTCCGGTATCGAAGCCACCGCCGAAATTCGTGTCGTCGCCCGTTGTCCGGATTTCCCAGACGGCGCCGCTCGTGAATGCCATCGCTTCTCTACTCCGTCAACTCAGCGGCCATAGCGCCTTCACCCTGTCGAGAAAGGTTTTCAAGGTGTCGCAATCCGCCTTGGTCAACATTCCCCAGTTCGCGCCCGAAGGGGATGTACTGCACCGTTTGCGCTCCGGGCGTGTACATGATCGCGACCGGCACCGCGCCACTCGATAGCGCAATCGTGTCTTTCCAGTAGACGTAACTGGTACTGCTGCGGACTAACGCCACGACCGGACCTCGCTCATTGCAACTGCACTTTCAAGGCGTAGCCCAGGCTTTGCCCGGCCTTGACCGTCACGGTTCCGGAAAGCCCGACATAGAGCAGAAACTGTCCCGAGGTGCCCGTGGCCGTGGTCACCAGCGCCACATGCGTGAGATTCTCCCACGCCTTCTCCGTCGCGGGACCGAACACTTTTTCTGCGGCGGTGATCTCCTCGTAATACCCGCCGTCGAGTGCGGGCGCCCCCCAGTCGGAAATCTCGATCGGCTGCCGGCGGTAGCCGTTCGATCCCGGAGCGAACACTTCCGTCATCGTCTTCATCGTGCTGGTCAGAGTCGGCGCCGCGGTGAGCAGGGCCGCATACTTGGAGGAGACTTTCGCTCCCAGGAGCCAGGTATTGAGGCAGTCCGTTTCCCCTTCGTTGGCCAGCGCGTTGGGCTGCCATTCGCTTTCCGAAGCCATGGAGCCGTCGGCGTTCCAGATGCGATACCGTCCATACATCAGCGTCGCGGGTTGGCCTTCGCCGCGGACGTAACGCTTCGGCGTCCACAGACCCGAGGGCACAAGGAGTCCGCTGCGTCTCATTCAATGCCTGCCATTGCCGTTGGCTTTGGTCGTCGCGTGGCTGTCTTTGGTCTCTTCCAGAATTTGCGTGATGTTGCCGTCTTGATCCCGCTTGACGGTGCGTACCGTGTCCACCTTGGGCACATGCACGGTCACGGGTGCATCGACTTGGACGTGGGGCGGAGCGACGTCCACTTTCACGTCGGGAGGCTTCACGTCCACCTGCACATCGGGTGGTTTCACGTCGATCTTGAAGCGGAACTCGGGAGATCCCGATGTGATTTCGGCTGCACCCTTGCCCGGCTTCTTCCGCGGTTTCTTCGGCGTCGTCTCATCACCAACAGGATCCTCGCTGACCGAGGTCTGCCCGAAGGCCTGATCACTGGCCAGCGTGTCATCCAGATCCTGCATGTTCAACTGGATGTGGTACTGGTCGCCTTCCGGTCCGATGGCATCCCAGTCCTCGTCCGCGCGGACTTCGTTGATGGACCGAATTCCATTCTGAAGTTGTGTTGAATATCCGCGCATGCGCTGCAAGAAATCCCCGCGGAGTAACGCCTTCGCATCATGGCGTAGGAAATAGCCCTGGGATTTCTCCTCGGGAGTCAGACAGCAGCGCCAGACATCCTGTTCCCAGCGGGACATCCATGGGGCCAGTGTGAGCGTTTGGAAATATTGGAACAGGGCTTCAATATTGGCAAAGGTGGCTCGGGACAATTCCTGCACGAGGGGCGGAGTGACATTGCAGAATCGACAGATCGCTTCGACCGAGCTTCGTCTCAATTCGACCATCTGCGCATCGATCATCGAGAGGCCGTCGGACTCGTACTTCATGCCCGGCTCGGTAATGGGAGGCTGGTGCGGTTGACGGACGATATCGACCCAATCCGCACGCCACTTCTTCGCGTCTTCCGTCTTGCCAAACGGTTTCGCCAATTCGATGTGGTACGGAAGCCGGCCGCCCATCTGATAGAACAGGGCGAGATTTCGTTCCTGCGCAATCGCCGTCCCGATGGCTTCGCGCGCTAACGCAATCAGCGAATACCCGCGCAATCCGTCCCAGCCCACCCCTCGGAGATGCAAAATATCGTGCGGCTTTCCCGGGTCCACCGTGTAGGTCCGGTCCACCGCGCCCGATTCGTTGAGGATTTTGTAGACCAGGCGCTTTTGGCCGGTCTTCTCCCGGTCCACCTGCACTTGTTCGGGCAGTAAGACGTGCAGGCCGATGGCGGTCCCGGTCCCCGAGCGTCGCAGGATCTTGGCGAAGCCTCCGCCTTCGAGTAAGCAATGCGAGGTCAACAATTCCGTGAACGCGTGCGCCGTGATTTCGTCGTTCGGCGCATTCACGAAGCAGGAAAATAACGGGTGTTCGGTGGCTTGACGCTTCGACCCGTTCTTGTTCCGCTGATAGAGGAGGGCGGGGATAAAGCCCATGGATTGGGAGATGATCTGATTGCACGCGTACACCACCGGGTGCTGCAGCGCCGCCTGGCGGGAGACAATCTCGCCCGAGCTCGCCGGCACACCCGCCAGGGTCAAGGCGGCGAGCCGTTGGTAGCCGTTGAACTGATACCACGCCGCTGGGGCTTGTCCCCAGGCGCTGATGCCGTAGTCTTTTAACCCGAGGGACAAGGATTCGCCGGAGTCCCGGGACTCCCAGCGCTTTTTGAACCACGAGCCGAGTTCCGGAAAGGGGAAGCGCATCAGGTGAGCCGGTGCGCCCAGTATATACCGTGTAGTATATAGTACGTCGTATAGGAAGATGCCACGAGAGGCGGGGCAATAACTATGGACAAAGACGTCGAAGAACGATTCGGACGCATCGAGGACACACTGGAACGCGTTGGCAAACGGCTGGATGCCCTAGCCGTGCGTCAAGATAAATTCGAAGCCGAACTGGAAGTCCAGGATCACAAATGGAATCAACGATTCGAGCAACTCTGGAAAGCGCACAGTGTCCTTATGGATACTCAGAATCGCGTATGGGACTCCATTCAGCAATTGACCGCAAACATTGACAAGCTGGCGAAAGGGGGAGGCCCCAATGGTCATGGCAACTGAGCATCGTGCCCTTGTTCTCAAGCAACTCCACTGTCTGCGCTGCGGATACGTCTGGTTTCCGCGGACGCCTCAACTCCCGAAGGTGTGTGCCAATCTGACATGCAAGTCCCCGTACTGGGACCGGCCCCGGCGCAACGGAAAAACGCGAAAAGAGAAAGCCCGCATTTAGCCGAGCTGGTTCGCTCCGGTGTACGAAATGGTCGAATCGTCTTCCAGGATCAGGCGATTCAACGCCGTCACCATAGCCACGATGCCGTCAATCCGTTTGGTCGATTTCAAGCGATCCGGTTTCACGGGTTTGATATTGCCCGCCGCATCCTGAGCCACCGTCACGCAGTCCGCCATCCAGCGCAGAATGGGATTCCCGCCATGCCGTAGCGTTCGTGCGAGAAGTCGCCGCTCCAGATCCTTGGACGATCCAGAGAGCGACGCGAAGCCCTGACGAATCGGCACGACCGTGTGTCCATCGCCGGTAAGATCGGTGAGCAACTGCTGGGCATTCCACGGATCGGCCGCAATTTCCTTGATCTCGTAAACGCTCGCCAGGGCATTGATCCGTTCACGGATGAATCCGTAATCGACGTAGTTGCCGTCGGTGAGTTCCAGTAAGCCTTGCTTGGCCCAAAGATCATAGGTGACCCGATCGCGGATGGACCGCTGCGCGACGTCGCCGTTGCCGTCCTTGTCTTTGGAGATCGGAAGAGCGTCGTGTAGGGAAAGAGTGTAGATCTCGGTGGTCGCCGTATCATTAAAAAAAAAAAAAA